CTTCCTGAATATCTTAGATTTGATGCTAAGTTTACAATGGATGGTAATAGAAAGAAGCAAGTACAGAATACTCAGATTTATATGGAAAACGCTATAAATCATAATAATATCAAAACGTATGCTAAAGCTAGAAATGAATTAGCTGCAGCTAACTTGCTTCGTGGTCAAACATTCCCTCTACTCTGGGCGGACGAATTTGCATTTATTCCTTTTATGAAAACTATATACGGGAACATGCGTCCTGCTATGAGTAAGGCTATCGAAATAGCCAAACAAAACTTAGTACCTTATGGTGTATTATATACAACAACGCCTGGGTTCTTAACTAATGATGAAGGAAAATATGCTTATGCTGTTTTAAACAACTCAAGCAAATTTTCTGAAATGTGGTATGATCTAACATATCAACAGGTTTCTGATATTGTAGATTCTAATAAACTTTCTAGTTTTGTTCATATCCAATTTAACTATCAACAACTTGGCTATGATGAAAAGTGGTTTGAAAAACAATGTAGAGACTTGGAATGGGACTGGACTCTTATTCGTCGAGAAATTCTTCTTGAATGGTCTGATGAATCAGAAAACAATCCGTTTACTAAAGACGAGTTAGATGGAATTCGTAAATACTGTAGAGATCCTAAAAAGACAATTCTTATCTTTGGGAAATATCAATTCAATATTTATGAAGAAATTCCTCTAAAATCAAACTTAGTTCCTAAATATCCTCCTATCATTGGTGTCGACCCATCTGGTGGTGTATCTAAAGATAGTTCTTGTATTACTTGTGTAGATTCTAAAACTACAAAAGTATTTGCAGATTTAAAATGTAATACAATTTCTAATATAGAATTAGCCAGAGTAGTTCAATACTTGGTTACTAATATGATGCCGAACGCTATAGTCAACGTAGAAAGAAATGGTGTAAATAAGCACAGTATAAAGAGTAATCTTTATATTCCAACAGAGTTAATTGCTTAGAAAAGGCTGTTAAGAGTTGCAATACCACAACGCAATCAGTGATGATAATCGTGATGGTTTAAAAAGTTTGCAAATGGCCTAGTTTAGCAGCGAAATATCTATTAAATAGATATACGTTCAACGATCATCTCCTGGCGGGAGAGTAGATCCACAAGCTAATGGTGGAAGAAAAATACTGGCCCTATATCGGAAATAGGGAAGACATATGATCTCGTCACTCCTTGCAATGAGGGTGGAATGGAATTGACCATCTAATATCGAGTTGCGTCGATATTAAAAGACAACGGTTATGGATTATCAGTAATTGGTAAATTATTAGAAACCCAAGTTAAGCGTAATCTATATTATGAAATCAAAGATAGAGTTCTTGAAGAAACTACAGATGGTAATAGAATTATTAGAAATAAACGTAAGACAAAGGTATATGGTCTTACATCAACAAATATAGTTCGTGATCATCTTATAGAAATTCTTAGAGAACGAGTAAACTATCATAAAGATAAATTCATATCTCCCTCTATTTATCAAGAAATGAGAGGGTTAGAAGTAAAACGTAATGGTAAAGTAGAACACTCAGATACTACACACGATGACCAAATATTCTCATATCTTGTAGCATTATACGTTTGGTATGAAGGTAAGAATTTAAAAGAGAACTTCGGAATTATAAAATCCAGTATTAAAACTGAAGATGATATTGATGAAGTTCTTGATATGGGTATAGATGAGTATACTACAGATATTACTCAAGAGATAGAATACATCAATGAGCCTGATGAAAATAAAGGTAAAGATGATATCAGAACTCAAATGGTTGATATGAAAAAAGCAGGAGATTTATTATTTGGGGATTATATTACTAAACAAAGAAAACAAGAAACTCAAATGCTTAAAGAAATGCTAAATGATCCTGTTGTAAGAGAAGCATATGCTAGAAAATACAATATCAATCCTGATGATGTAGAAATATCTGATGGTACAACTATTGGTAATGAGCAAGGACTTCCTCCTTCATTATTTATAGACTTTAATAATCCTGAGGAAGAAATGAGTTCTACTTCTGTTTACAATAGTTTAGATCATGGAGATATGTATTATCAAAATCATAAAGAAGATAATGGGTTACAATAGGTTCTTCCCTTACCGTTTTATGCGGTAAGGGAAATTTAAAAGTTAGAATAAAGTTTACAAGTATATAAGATATTACTGCTATTTTACTTACTAAATGAGGTGTTTATATGCTGGATTTTATTACCAATAACCAAGAATATGAATTACAGTCAGATAATCAACTTGCTAGTATCCTTATTCAATTTGATAGCGATTATGCTATGAATATTGTAGAAGATACATTAACGGCAATGTTTAATAGATTTGATACAGTTCCCAAACCCAATACTATTAAAGCATTTAAAACTATCTTTAAGCAATTATATAATGCTTATCCTTATGATCAAGATCAGATTTCTGCAAAAGAACAGGAAACATATCTTAATATTATTGATGCGGTTTCTAAAAAATATGATTTCCAATTTATTAGAAATGATGAAACTACAGACTTCTATCCTATTGCAGATTTTGTATATGATTTCTATGTAGCTAAGTTTAATCAATATATTGTAAATTTCTTTACTAGATTTATCTATGAAGAAAGAGAAAATATTTACTCTGCTTTAAATATGGAAAATCTTAAATACAACAAAGATGCTAGCTCCAATTATAATAAACTTATTTTTAGTAAAGATCCTGCATTGATTACAGTAGCTGCTAATCTTCCTTTAGTGTTATCTTTTATTAAAGATATGGAAGTACCCGATTCTACTGTATATGGATATGCTTATGGGATGACCAACCAAGAAGTTATTAATCTCTTTAATAAGAATATCATAAACAACGTAAGCTTGTTTAGAAGATATAATTCTCTTATTAATAATGAAGTATTAAGAGCAGACATCATCACTCATGTTCGTTTAAAATTACAACAGGATTATGTACAAGCTTTAGATCCTAGAGTAATTGAAATGATGAATAAATAAGGGAATAGGAGATATATAATGGAAGAGAAAAAAGATATGTCTGAAATGACCATCGAGGAAGCTAATAAAGAAATAGATTCTATTGTAAAAGATCTTGAAGATGAATTAGAAGTAAGTATTAAAGAAGAAACTAAAGTTATTGAAGAGAATTTCAATATTACCGATTCTATGTTTTTCAAACATACTAAACTTGACACTAAACTTGTAAAAGTATTAGTAGATATTTATTATATGACAGATTTGAATGCTAGAGATAGAGCTATGGATCTTCTTGTACAAGAATCTGATCATTATGATGAAGAATCTAAAAAGATTGTTCATAAAATAAATAAAGTATATCATATTGCTAACTTTGAAGATGATGACTTCATTGAAGTGTATAAACACGTATTAACCTCTAATCTATTAAAGGTATATGGTAATGAAGTTAGACTTAGAAGAGCTTTTGAAGATTTATATTTAGCAAAAGAAAGATCTGGATTGTATTTTAATGCTTTTCTTCCTGATTTGGTTAAAGCAGTATTAGTCCATTTCGGATTTAGATTTAAAAATGGAGATGAAAAGAAATACAATTATGCAGCTCTTTTTACAATTGCTCTATCTAAATTAGCTAGAAAATTATCTCCATATGATGCTATAAATAATTATATGATAATGCTCACTATGAAAAATATTTCTAATTGGTCTTTTATGACTTCTGAGCAATTAAACAAATGCCCAAAGGCTACAGAACAAATTAAAGGATTCTTTAAATTCTTATTCCTTATTTATACCTCTGTAGAAATTTCTGCTAAGAAAAAAGAAAATGTAGATAATCCTGCTTTGACTACATTACAAGATATTTTTAAACCTTCTAAAGAAGATTAATTTATTGGGTAAGGGCTTAATGGCTCTTACCCATATTATTTTTACATCTTTATAATATGGATGATTTTATAAAGGAGGCATAAAAAGCTATGTCGGAATGTAAATCCTGCAATTCTGGCAAGTATTATCTTGAAGAACACGATAGTACATGCTATGATTGTTCTAGTGTAAATAATGTTTTCACCCCGACTCCGGCATATAATGGCGGAGTTGTTGGTGGCCGCTGTTATTCTGATTATACAAGTACTAAAAATTCTAATATAACTCCTGGTTTAATGAGCGGATTATATAGACCTAATGGACCTTTAAATCTTTCTTGTAATTGCTGTTCAAATACTATGGTTACAGGGGTTAAAGTTACTCAAAAAACTATTATCACTATTACCGTACAATATACAGATCCTGAAAAGAATACTTCTATTGATTTAGAAGCTGGTAAAATGTATATTTTCGATTATATTGAAGATGGAAAACTATTACGGGTATCTGGTAGATTATCTGATATCTACAAAACCTATGATTGTAACAATAATGTTTTATTTAAACTGAAAGTAGATTGCTCTGCTAATTATGTAACAAAAACAGCTGTATTCAAAACAGATCAGATTCGTGGAGTAACTGAATACTCTGTTTATGCAGATCAAGATCCTACTATCGATAATAGTATGCATAGATATGGAACCACGACTGCAGAAGTTATTAAGAATGCAGTAGTTAAGAATGCTATTGCTGATAAGAATGGTAATATCTTAGAAGGTACTATTGTTTCTGGTGAAGTTACTGGTCATACATTAGATGGGCTTGCTAAAGGAAAGAATAATATTGGTATGGAACTTACTGTCATTAATGGTGACACTATTAATGGGGCTATTATTGAAGGTAAGATTCTTAATGCTAATCTTAGAGCTGGATCTGTTGATGGTAAAACAGATGAAAAGACTGGTATTGTATCTGATGCTACTATTACTGGAACCATTACCAATGTAATTGCTATTAATACCATCATTAAGGGTGGTAGAACGGAAAAAGGTACTATCATCAATCCTGTATTAAAAGACTCTGTTGTATATGGTGCTACTGTTACTGGAGATAATATGATTACAACTGGTGGTATTACAGTTGGAGATATTACAGTTGGTGGTACAGCTGTAGGTGGAACTGCTACTGGTGGTACAGCTACTGGATGTATTGATGGTAAATCTTATACTATTGAAGATGGAACTACAACAGGAAAGATTACTACAACAGGGGGTACTCTTGTTGGAGGTACTATTATTGGTGGTACTAAAGTTGGTCGTACTATTGTAAATGCTGTTATCCAAGGTGGCGTTTATACCAATGGTACAACAACTGGTGGAGATACCAAAGATGGTACTATTATTGCAGGCAGATCTGATGTAACTCCTATTGGAAGAAACGTTGGTAGAGGAAATACAAGTAAACCTAAAGTTATCAGACAGTTTGATGTTCCTGTAGAAGGTCATGAAAATCAATGTCCTGGATGCCTTGATGATAATGTATTATTTAAGAATGGCCTTATTTTATATGCTGATAAGCATTTCAATAGTTTTGGTACTAATATGAGTGAAAATTGGGAAGAAAAAGCTGGAGTAACTCACGAATAATATAATCTCATCCTAAGGGGTTAAAACTCCTTAGGATGACTTATTTATAATGAGAGTTGTGTATAGTAATTATTTTTAAGGGAGAGGTATGATACATGCAAACGTTTATTAATGATAATCAGCTTTTTTCTTTCTTATTATCTAAAGGTATCAATTATAAATTATATCATTATGATGCTTCAAAAGATCCCAATGATTCAGTCCAACCTCCTAAACAAAAGTTTATGGAGTATTTTAATAATACTTTTTTCTGGGAAAAATTATTAAAAGATCGAATGAGTTCTGTAATTCATTACATCTCATTCTTTAAAAAAGATAAACTTTCTTACAATATCTTAGCTGCATTCCATGATAGTGAAGATATCTTTTTATTCGATAAACTATTAAAGATAGTTTATGATAATGCAGTAAGAATAAAATATGATAATGTATTAGAACGGATTATCATGAACACAATATATGATAATAATATAGATACTTTTAAAGCTGTTGTAAAATTTATAGAAGATAATGATAAGATAGATGAATTATTTAAGAGTGAAGATGTAAAAGGATTCTTATTAAATGAAGCAGCTAAGAATGATAATTCTGAATTTGTAGAATTCTTTTTAAACAATGGTGTATCTGGAGATTCATATGATAATATGGCTTTATCAAGTGCTATCAAACATGGGAATTATAAAGTAGCCAAATTGCTAATAAAACATGGTGCCGATATTAATAAGAGATCTAAGTTGAACTTTATGCTTATTGATAGAAATGATAAAAACTCTTCTGATGAGAGTGCATTAAATAATGATGAATATAGATTGTATCTTCTTGAATCTTTGAATAAAGAGGGTGAAGAATAATGGCAGAACCTATGCCGTATTTTTGTAAAAAAGAGGGAGATTCTATTATCTTCTCTGCTAAGGATAGAGAAATGATAGCTTATGTTCCTGAAAAGTATTTTGATAGAAACCTTGCTGAACAAGAAGGCGATTTTATAAATATAATGGGAATGTTTAACTATACAATTCAGAGCGTAGATGGTAAAATGAATGATGGATTAAAGTTATTCAAATTTCCCAGTATGTTTGCTACCAGACCTTATACTATCGAAAAAGTTAAACAATTACAATTAACTAAGAATTCTGTTAAAGAAGATTATAGATTGTTTAAATATAAAGAAGGAGACCAGATTATAGTATCTACAAAACTAGTTAAGTTTGTTGGTAATTGTGAAAAGATGCTAAATCTCTGTTTCATCCTTGGTTATATTATTAATACAATTCCTTATGATGAAATACAGGATTTCATTATTGATAATATGACTATCAATGGATTTTCTTATGGTATTAATAACCAAATGTTTGGATTGGCTGTATCTGAAGTTTGCAGATCTAAAGATGATGAATCGATTCCTTTTAGATTATCAAAAACAAATGATATGCATGCATATAAATCGATGTCTTTAAAGAATGTATCTAAGATTATTTCTCCTTATACAGCTTTAATCTCTGAAAACTTTGATGAATCTATACTTCATGCAATGATGAATGATAATCCTAAAGATACCCCTTTGGAGCAAATTTTGGTTGGAGAAGAATAGCCAATAAACCAGCTTCAATAACATTATATTAAAATCTGGGATCCTTTTCTTTAAAAAAGAAATGTTGTTCTTAGATTCTATATATATAGAATCACTAATAATAATTTTTAATTAAACCATTTCAAATTATTAGTTTTTCGAAAAATTAATAACTTTCTGTAAAAAAGGAGGAACTAAATATGCCAGCTCCTGGTGTAACCACTATCATTGACGACCAGTCTGAGATTTTGCAATATAGTGATACTGTAAAAGATAGTACTGATCGCCCGATAGCCATGGTTGTAAGTTCTGCTGATAAAGGACCTGAAGAATGGAAGCATAAATTGTTTGGTAGTGATTTTTACGATTATTATGGAAGAACTCCTTCCTATACTCGTCATGGCCAAGCTTTGATTCAAGCTGCAAACTTTATCGATGCTGGTGGTTATGTTACATTCAAACGTATTGTAGCTACCGATTCTACTCTTGCTAACATTGGTGTTGTAGCAGAAGTAAAGAATGAAAAGAAACAAAAGACGAATGACAACGGTCTTCCGTTGTATACGAATCCGACAACAAATCGTCTTACTACAGATGCTAATACAAATGGTATTGCTAATACTCCGGTATTGGAAAACTTTGTTAAGATTACATATCGTTTGAAATCTGTTGCATCTGATGGTAATGATGTTAAGAAATTTGGTAAGATTCTTAAGGGTGACTTCGGCCATAAGAATGAAATCGGTGAAGACGATGAATATGTATTATTCTTAATCGCCGATATGGGTCGTGGCAGCTCTAATAAATCTTTCCGTATTTATACAGATGCTACTGCTTCTCATCCGTTGGATTACGTTCGTTACTTTATTGATATCATTGAAAATGGTAATACTATTGAAACAGTATCCTTTACAATGAATCCGAATATCGTTGAAAAAGATAAGAACATGTCTTTGGACAATGCTATTGCTATGCGTTCGAAACAGGTTCGTGCTATCTTCTTTGATGATGAATTTGAAGCATTTGTAAATAACGTTGGTTATCTTATTGATGATACAGAATCCTTCAAGAATGCTGACGTATTATTTGGTACAGATTTGAATGGTCGAGACTACGCTAATTTGGCAGTTGATATGTCCGATGGTGTAAACCTCTCCAGCCTTATGGGTATTAAACTCCAGAACGGTTCTAATGGTGCTTTTGGTGATGCTCCTGTTAAATCTGCTGAATACGAAGCTGAAATGGTTAAAGCATTTGATGGATCTTTTTCGGATGATATCTATGACTTAGATAACAACCGTATTGACTGTATCTTTGATGCTAACTACCCTAAACAAGTTAAACGTGCTATTGAACGTTTGGCCGCTTTCCGTGAAGACTTAGTATACTTCCGTGATATGGGTGTAGGTATTAGCTCCATTGAAGAATTGCGTATTAAGAATCAGGAAAATGCTAAGAGTCGTTATTGTGCAACATATATGAACTCTTATGAAATTTATGAACCTTATACACGTAAACAGATTCCGGTTACAGTAACTTATGACCTGTGCCGTTTGTTTGTAAAACACTTCATCAATGGACGTAACCGTCCTTTCTGCGGTCAGAAATATGATATCATCGTTCCGATGGAATCATTTGTTCAAGGTACTTTGAACTTCTCGCCTAAGCATACTCCTCATGTAGATCAGTTTAAGGAATTGGATGACCTTCGTATCAATTACCTTTCCTTCTACAATGGTAATATCTTGACGATGAACTCGGAATATACTTCTCAGACAGCTTATACACAGCTTAGCTGGGTTAACAACGTATTGGCTGTTCAGCAGGTTATTAAAGCTATCCGTGAACTTTGTCCTAAGATCCGTTATAGTTTCCTTGATGGTGATGACCTCACGAAGTATAAACGTGACGTTAATGACTTGATCGTTAACCGCTATTCCAATCTGTTCCAGTCGTTCGAAATTCAGTACGTATCTAGCTCGCTTTATAATTCTAATAAGATTATTTATGCTAGCTTGTTTGTACGCTTCCGTAATTTCGTTCAAACAGAAATCTTCAAGATTATTGCCTTGAATTCTTAATAGGAGGGTGTAAAATACTATGGCTAAAGAATCCGTAAGTAATATTTTTGACAGTACCCTCAATCCTCGTGATGTAACCAAATATACACTCATGCGTGGGGTTACTGACTTTACAAACCTGGCTCAGTTTGACCTGTATGAAACAGGTTATTCGTTCTTGATTTGTCTCGATATCCCTAAATTCTTGACAGCGTTGAGAAGTCGTAATGAACAGTATGATACTCTTATTCGTAACTACCGTCATATTCTTGAATATGAATTCCGTGGTGCACAGGGTATTGAAGATATTAGTGCAGAAACAAACCAGTTGACTAATGGTATTACTGATCTTAATATCATTACTCGTACAACTGAACAAGGTGGTACTTCCTTTACAATGAACTATTTCGAACGTTCTGGTTCGTTAATTACTAAAGTAAATGAATTGTATCTCCGTGGTGTTAAAGACCCTCGTACTCAGATCAAACGTTATAATGGTCTTTTAAAGTATCCTGAATATACTGGTAAAGACAACTCCGGTCTTATCAAAGGCTATCAATCTGAAATCTTCCATTTCTTATTGATCGTAACTGATAACTCTGGTTTGAACGTAGAAAAAGCATATATCTTGGCATCTTGCCAACCTAACCTTGCTAATACATCTAACCTTTATAACGTTATGCGTGGGGAAATTCAGTTTGCTGAAATTCCGTTGCAGTTCAATGGTTTCCCGATTCCTGGACGTATCGTTAACCAACGTGCTACAGAATTCCTTGACTTTATTAACAAGCATACATGCTTTGATGAAATGGAATTCGGATACAATATCCTTAACAAATCTATTCATCCTGAAGCATCTGCTGAAGTATATGCTGGATCGTCTGATGCAACAGTTGCAGACTCTCCGACATATGATTCTATTGTTAATCTTAAAGCAACTATGTAAAAATAATATCTCTATACTGGTTAATTCCAGTATAGAGATTTTTATTGTTGATTATTTAGTATACTGGATACATTAAGGTAATTGTCTTAAAATGACGTATTTTAGGAGGGAATTTAGTTGACTGATGATAAAAACAAGACTCCGAAATCAGACGATATGCCTATTTTAAATACTAATTTAAATAAAAAAATTATCGATGATGTGCAGAAAAGCATAGATGATCTTTATAAGAATACATACTTCACCAATAATGATAATACTAAATACATTGATTCCATCAAGAGAAAGATGGATAATGATTTAGAAACTCTTATTGATAAAGCTAAATCTAGCAATGGTGGATTGGATATGTCTGAGCTTTATGCTAAGACATTATTCCAAAATGATACAGATCAAATAAATGAAATACGTAATGTATTAGAAGATGAAACAATGCTTACAGATATCATGGATATCTATTCTCAGAATACTGTAGTACGAGATTTAGATAGAGAAATAGATACTATCTGTAAGTATATGCCTAAACTCGATGAAGCATTAGATATTAAGAAAGATAATATCTTATCTGCTGATCATTTTAATGATGATGCGGTTCGTATTTCTATTGAACGTTTAAGCTCAGATGGATCTAATAATGGAAAATCTGAAGCTGATGGATCTGATTTGAATTTGTTCCAGAAGAAATATAGATTAGATCAATTTAGAGAAAAGTTATATTCAGACACTGCTAAATATGGAGAACAGTTTGTATATATTGTTCCCTATAAATTAGCATTAGATAGATTATTGAAAAAGACGCCTTCATCTAATTTATTATCAGAAGCATCTATTTATACTGAAGAAGAAATGAATGCAAGATTTGAACAGATCAATGAAACTCTTCGGTTTAAATATACTGAATACAAAGATGAAGCTGATCTACAAAGTAAACGATTAGAACAAGTTTATGATTTAAATGAAGATACAAATATTCCTAATTCTGCTTTATCTGGTTATGAAGATAAAGGAATAGCATATAAGGGTATAGATATAGAAATTAACAAAACTGGAGTCATTCCAAGTATCCTTGCACACGAAAATAATGCTAGACGTATTATAAGAGAAACAGCAACTCTATTTGGGGAGGCCTCGGTTGAATCTGGACTCGGTTATAATAAAACAACCTATCTTTCTAACTCTTTATATTCTAAAAATGCAAATGATAGATTAAAAAGAGCAGTAAAAAATGGAACTTTAGAAGTTCCTACAAGTTTAGCAAATGATGGATTAAAAGATATTAATGAAAAACGAGGTTCTAAAAAAGAATCTGAATTAGAACTTCCTGGTGCAGTATTAGAAATCTTAGAACATGATAAAGTTACTCCTGTATATATTAACAAGAATACATGCCTTGGATATTATTACCTTGAAGTAAACAGCCCAGATGGTTCTGGTGATGAAGCTAATGGTATGACCTTTACTTCAACCTTAGGCGGGTTACGTCCTAGAAGAACTGCTAGAGAAAATACAAACACTGCTATGAATAACAGTGCTCAAACTAACGAAGTTCTTTTAAAGATTGCTAAAAAGATCTCTCAAAGAATAGATAAGAATTTTATCAATGCTAACCAAGATCTGTCTAAAGAAATCTATTCTATTCTTAAATATAATGCAGATAATGGAAATGGTAGTACTGCTAAGATGAGAATTACCTTTATTCCTCCTTCTGATATTATCCATTCTTATTTTGAATTGAATGATAAGAGTCATAGAGGTGTATCTGATTTAGCTAAATCTATCTTCCCTGCTAAGTTGTTTACTTGCTTATATATCTCAAATACTATCGCTCTTCTTACTAGAGGATATGATAAGAGATTATACCATGTAAAGCAAACAGTAGATACCAATATCACATCTGTATTGCTTAACGTAATTAATCAGATTAAACGTTCTAATTTCAATCTTAGACAGATTGAAAATATGAATAATATCTTAAATGTAACTGGTAGATTTAATGACTTAGTAATTCCTCAAAATGCTAATGGTGAATCTCCTGTTAGTTTTGAAATTATGCCTGGTCAAAACGTAGAAGTAAAAACAGAGTTTATGAATATGCTAGAAGAAATGGCAGTAAATCAAACTGGTGTTTCTTTGGAAATGGTAAACAGTAGATATCAAGAATCAACAGCTACTCATCTTACTATGAGTAATGCTAGATTCTTGATCAAAGTATATAGAAGACAGAAGCTATTCGAACCGATTCTATCTGAAATTTATACAAAATTGTATCAATATGAATATGATACAAAAGTAAATGTATCTGTAGAGCTTCCGCTTCCTATTATGCTTAACTTTACAAATACGTCCCAAATTCTTTCTATGTCTCAAGAATTAATCAATAGCATCACTCAAATGAAGTTTGGTTCGTCTCAAGATGAAACAGCTAAGATGTCATTCTCAGCTATGCTTATGGAATACTACTTCAATTCCTTCTTGCCGATGGATAAAATAAATGAAATGGCTGATAAAGCTAAAGTACAATCAGCTTCTGATCAAGTAAAAGGTGCAGAAGAAATGGGTGGAGATATGGGAGGACCTGGAGGTCAACAATATTAATTTAACAAATCCACTTAACTAATTAATAATGATAAATAGAGTGTTTGCCTAAACGAATTTTTGTAAAAAAATTATAAGAAGTAGTACATCTATAAAAATTGTAACGCACCATTTCATCCGTCAATTTGTAATACTTATATAAAGCAGACACTCTGTTTGTCATATTCATATTGCGATAACGAAATACTAAACTGAATCTAAATATTTAGGTCCTGCAGATAACTGATTAGTTATCGAGAACTTCCAAACTAGAATTAGATAAGTTTAGCATGATGAACGTTGGGGAGGTATTCTTCAAACATCGAATATATTATACCTGGGATATAGCTCTTCGATAAGTATATCTTTATTTCGATATCAATTTTTAAAGGGTCAACCCGTAATACGAATCTTTTAATGCTAACACAGAGATTGTAGGGAAGAGCTTAATGGCTCTTCCCTATAGTCTTTGTAATTTCTATAACTTGTTTTAAATTTTTATTTGATTGAATTGATTCTAATTGCTTTTGTTCATTGGTAAAGATCTCATACAGTTTTTGATTTATTTCATAATCTGATAACTGTATCTCTGAGCAATCAGTAGCTATTTTTTTGAACAAAGGTTTCTTAGTAGTGTAATAGTATTTTAAAGTACTAAACCCTACATCAACAACGTCTATATATCTTGTATTATCTGATCTGGTTCTACCAAAAGTTTGTTTAGTAAGAACTTTAGATTTAAAAGGTTCATTAAGAACAATAGTCATTTCCAACCCTTTTATATCCAAAGCAGCACCAGCCGACTTTGTGGTTGTAAGTATGATTTTATTTTCCAATTCTCTTTGCTTTACATCTTTAGGAACTAAAGAAGAGAATAATCCTATAGGAAGATTTGGATAGTTGTATCTAATCCAATAAAAAGTTTTTAATATAGCAGCATTGGTTCCTATATAAATAAGAACTTTCCCTTCAGGAGATACAGTTTGTTCTATCATTACTAATAGGATCTTTAGTATCTTATAATAATTTTCTTTAGTAGTTAGATAATCAGTATATTTTATTCTATCAAAACCATATACATTCGCACACTCTTGTATATCTTGAGGTCTTGGATGGGAATTAAA